GGACTTTGGCGAGGTAGATTTTGGCTTGGCTGACGTACCCATCACGCCAGCCAAGCCAAAATCTTCCTCGCCAAAGTCCTCGCCATCTGGTGGTGGCAGTAGGCCCAGTGGCGGAGGTGGCATCCCTACTGCCTCCCCGTCCATTGATGCTGCGACTCTGGCGCAGCAGTACGGATTCACCGTTGCATTCCTGAAGGCATACCCTGAATTGAACGCTCTGTTCAATCAGGCTGTTGCTGGCGGATGGAGTGCTGATCGATTCACTGGTGCGCTCAAGTCCACCAAGTGGTATCAGAGCTTCTCTGATGCACAACGTAAAGCCCTGACTCTTCAGGCTACTGATCCTGCTACCTATAATCAGCAGCTGAATAGTGATCTCACTCATGTCCAGGATCTTGCCGCCCAAATGGGCGTCGATCCTAATGATGGATCAATGATCACCATTGCCACCAAGTATCTTCAGAATGGCTGGAACGATGAGCAGGCCAGGGCCGAGATCGGTCTGCACCTGAACTTCAATAGCGCGGGGATGATCGGGGGAGAAGCAGGCAAGGAGCTCGACACGCTCAACCAGTACATGTACCAGATGGGCGTGAAGAACTCTGATGACTGGGTCCGTCAGAACGTCATCAACATTGTCAGCGGCAAGGGCAGTGAGGATGACGCAAAGAACCAGATCATGCAACAAGCTATGGCAGCATTTCCTCAGTACGCAGAACAGATCAAGGGTGGCATGACGGTTGAGTCTCTTGCTCAACCGTACATGCAGAGCATGAATCAGATCCTGGAGATTCCCAGTGGTCAGATCAATCTCTTCGATCCTACGATCAAGAATGCCATGAGTTACAAGGATCCGTCTGGGAACGGATCCTCTCTTCCCTTGTGGCAGTTTCAGAATCAGCTTCGCCAGGATCCTCGCTGGGCCAGTACCAAGAATGCACAAGATGCTGCCATGGGTACAGCTCACAAGGTTCTTCAGGACTTCGGAATCTACTCGTAAGGTAAATCAATGGCACTACTCGATAACCTCTCTGGCGATCAGAGGAATGCCTATGAAGCTGTCAACAACCTGTTCAGCTCATACGGTCTGGATTCCCTGGCTCCGAAGATCTACTCCTACATTCAGCAGGGCTTCTCCTCTGACACGGTGAGCATCCTTCTCCAGGATACTCCCGAGTACAAGCAGCGCTTCGCTGGCAATGAGCTTCGCAAGTCTGCTGGTCTTCCTGTTCTCTCCCCGGCCCAGTACCTCTCCACTGAATCCCAGTACCGCCAGATTATGCAGGAGGCTGGATTGCCTCCTGGTTTCTACGATCAGCCCTCTGACTTCAATCAGTTCATGGCCAACGATGTCAGTCCATCTGAGTTGAAGTCTCGCGTTGATCTGGCGAATCAGGCAACCACTATGGCATCGCCTGCCTTAAAGCAGGCGTTGCAGCAGATGTATGGCATTGATCAGTCTGGCATTAGTGCATACTTTCTCGATGAGAGTCGAGCTGTTCCTGAACTTCAGAAGCAGGCTGTAGCTGCTCAGATTGGCGCTGAAGCATTGCAGCGTGGATTGCAGATCTCTACCAATGCTGAGAATTACGCCAAGGCTGGTGTGACCGATGCTCAGGCGGCCAAGGCTTATGGTCAGATCGCCCAGCAGCTTCCCGAGTATTCTCGTGTAGCTAATCTTTTTGGTGAGAATGTGACTCAGGGAGATTTTGAATCAGCGCTTCTGGGTGACAATGCTGCACAGCCTGGTGCTGTGCAGACTACTGCTCCTGGTGGCACTACTTCCGAAACTCCTGAAGCAAAGCTTGAGCGACTTGCCTCATGGAATAGGGCTCAGCAGGAAGGCAAGGCTGGTGGCGCTGGAACCGCACAGGGTCTGGCAAGGACTAGCACAGAAGCTTAATGGTTGACACAGTAAACTATTTACGTTATAAACAAAGTGAAGGGGACAACTCTCTCCCGTCTCCTTCTATCTGGTGGTGGCCCAATGGTAGGGCACTCGCCTTGGGAGCGAGTGGTTGAAGGTTCGAGTCCTTCCCATCAGACCGACACGAGGATCAACCGGCCCCGAGTGTCTGTAACTGAAGTCCGGTAGAGACGATCAACCGTGTATACCCCGATGCATGGTTCGCGTTTCGCATCCATTAAGGGAGTAATGCAATGAATGACGCATGGGGCGAAGACCTCGATCAGATCGCCAATAGTGGTGGCGGCGGTGCGTTGCGCAAGTTCGCCGAGGATACGGCCAAGCAGAACCGAGAACTCATGGACCGTCTCGCAAAGCTCGAAGCGCAGAACACTCGCAACACTGTAGCCGATATGATCGAATCTCAGGGAGTCAGCCGTCAGGCCGCTCAGTATTACGGCGGAGACCCTGATCCCGAGAAGGTTGCCGCATGGGTCACCGACATGCGCAGTGCCTTTACTGGCACTGCTCCGGAGACTCAGACTCAGCCCGTTGAACCTGTACTCAATTCTACCGACATGAACCAGTATCAGAATCTGATGCAGGCTGGTTCGAATGGAACTCCGGTTGTGTCGAACACTGATTCCCTTGGCGCCGCACTGTCGGACGCCAAGACTCCCGCAGATATGATTGCGGCCTTTCAGCGTTTCGCTCGATAGCAACTGAAGGGCTGCATCCTCCCTTAAGGATGTGAAATGGCTAACGCCTTTACTGGCACTGCCTCTATGGCGAACCTTGTCCAGACCGCGTATGACCGCGCTCTTGAGTTCGCCCTTCGTGCTCAGCCAATGTTCCGCATGGTCGCCGACAAGCGACCCGTGCAGCAGGCTATGCCTGGTTCGTCTGTTGTGTTCGAGATCTACCAGGACCTCGCTCAGCAGATCACCCCACTGAATGAGCTGGTTGACCCTGACGCCGTTGCAGCGGGTAACCCCAGCACTGTCAGCGTTACTCTCAACGAGTACGGTAACGCCATTCTCGTCAGCAACAAGCTCGACCTGTTCTCGTTCACCGACGTGACCGCTGGTCTCGTCAATCAGGTGGCGTGGAACCTGGTTGACTCTGTCGACCTGATTGTGCAGAACGTTCTCGCTGGTACTACTCAGACCCTGCGTCGTGATCCGACCACCGGTAACGTCACCTATGGTTTCGGTAGCAACCCTACCCAGCCTACCGCGCTGACTTCCATCACCTCTGCTGGCACCAACGCGAACAACACCTTCAGTTCCAGCATGGCGCGTACTGCTGTTGTGCAGCTGCGCACCAACAAGGTTCACCCGAACAAGGGCAGCTTCTACACCACCTACATTCACCCACAGGTCTCCTATGATCTGCGGTCCGAGACTGGTGCTGCTGCCTGGCGTGACCCGCACAACTACAGCGCCGCCGAGAACATCTGGGCTGGCGAGATCGGCGAGTACGAGGGTTCCGTCTTCATCGAGACTCCTCGCGCCATCAACGCTCAGGTTGGTGCTGGCTCTGGTTCGACCCAGACTCGCGTGTTCAACACGTACACTGTTGGTCAGCAGTCTCTTGCCGAGGCTTGCGCTGAGGACTTCCACACTGTTCGTGGTCCGGTTGTCGATAAGCTCACCCGCTTCCAGCCTCTTGGTTGGTACGGTGTCGCCGGTTGGTCCCTGTACCGTCCGGAGGCTCTGATCATGAGCCAGACTATTGCGACTCCTCGCCCGAACGCGTAATGAGTAAGGGGTGGGCTTTCGGGCCCACCCCTTTTACCTTGGAGCCATTATGGCCAACTGGCACTTCCAGACACCGGATATCCCCAAGGAAACTCCGGTAGCCTGGAATCCCCTAATGGAGCGCTTCAGCCTTACCCGTGGTGTAACTGTCCACCAGACAGCGCCAGGCCCCAACTATGTTCTTGTCCGCTATGACGCATACACCAATGAGCTGGGAGCTAGCAATCTCCCAGCTCTTCCGTCTGACCCCGAGATCCTGCCCACTGGGTTGAACGTCTTCCGTGGTGGCTACGACTGGATTGTGAATGACGCGACCAAGGCGGACCTCATCAACTCGGGCATTGGAATCACCAATGCCAACTTCACTCCCGCTTAAGAGAAGGATCAAGAAGATGGCTAAGCCGAATCCCAAGGCTCCGCTTGGTGAAGGCGGTCGCTTTGCTGCCGTAGCGAAGGCTGCTGGTGGCGGCAAGGAGGGTGCAGCTATCGCCGCTGCGGCCGGGCGAAAGAAGTACGGCAGCGCCAAGATGGCCAAGATGGCTGCCGCTGGCAAGAAGGCTGCGAGCAAGGGGAAGTGATGGCTGACAACTACGGCAACGTTGATCCGTCAAGGGAGGCAGCGCCCAAGCGCTGGTCCGACCTGGGTCACAGTTCCACCTGTAATAGCTACTGTTGTGCGATCGTTGGTCCCGGTGGCAAGGAGACCAACATTGAGAACAATGAGAAGGGAATTCTTGACTCGTATGTCCTCTCATTTGCCAATACTATTACCGGCGAAGAGCTTCCCTCTAACCACGATGGCTACGCGCAGGGCATCTACAAGACCCACAACTATGCCAGTACATCCGAGATGAGCGACTAGTGAAGAGTAAGGGCCCTTGCTCTTCGGGCTGCCTCACTCGGGATCACAAGACTTATGGCGAGTGCCTCAAGTCAAAGTCCGTCTCTCATCCCCCGACCATCCTTTCCTCTGCACAGAAACTATGGGATGGAGAGCTGCGCGCCTATGAGCGCGCAGTCTCTCAGGGGATTCAGCCGGATGGAACTACCATGAAGAAGATTGATGAGGCTGTTCGTAAGAGTGATGCTTCAGGCGTAGCTTATCGAGCGGAGAATCCTTATGGGTGAAATGCACGTCTATGTAGACAATCAGCCGAACATTCCCATCGCTGTCACCAGCACCAACACCAGTACTACGGCATCGTTCGTCAAGATTACCGATAGCACCGGAACGAACATTGTCACTGTTGACAGCGGTGGCCGCATTACCGCCAACGCCGTTGCTCAGGTGGCACAGAATCAGTACACGGAATCTCCGGTAAGCCGTACTACTAGCGGCAGCACCGCTGGTGGCTCTTGGACTGCCAATGTCCAGCAGGCTTTTGTTGGCGTCAATGTCACCGTCTTCAGCGGTGGCACCAGTCCCACTCTTACCGTCCAACTTCAACAGCAAGATGGCAATGGCATCTATCAGACCATTGCTCAGAGTCCAAGCATCAACGCCGTAGGTACCGCTTCATTCTCCGCTGGCACTGGAATGAACAGCGGTCAGATGATTATGGCTGGCCAGGGTCAGTATCGCCTGGCCTGGGTGGTTACTGGGGCTCCTACGACTCTGACTTTTCAGCTTGCCCTTAGCGCTCGGTAAGATAGGAGTAAGCACATGCTTGACTCGGTCAATGTAAAGTCAGACATTGGTCTGCCAACCTTTGCCGCCCTTGATCCCACGTGGACTGGGGTATACTTTCATGCTCTAGTGGATTCTCCTGGCGTCGTCGCTGCCAACAACTATCTCGCCGTGTTCAATCCATCCGGTAGCGGCAAGCTCGCCATTGCCCTTGGGTTCATCTGTGGCAGCTATTCGGTTGGCGCTGTCACCACGCCAGCATCAATGAGCGCATTCAGGATCACCGCCTCTAGCGCTGGAACTCTACTGTCAGCGGCGAACACTAATCGGTTCCTCACTTCCTTCCCCGATCCGGTCTCTACTGTCAGGACCGCAAACCCTACCGTGACGCTTCTCAATAGCACCAATCCCATGATTGGGATCGTCCCCACGGTTGCCACCACTAGCGTCGGTCAGACTGTGGCACCAACTCCTGGTGCTTCATTTGTTTTCCAGCCTGGCGAAGGTATTGTCTTCGCCACTCCCAGCGGAGACGTTGATCTCCGCTGGGATATGCAGTACGTGTGGGCAGAGAAGGCCATGTAGGGAGAGTCATGATTCAGGTAAACCCGTCACCGTCAGACATCATCAATGCTTCGGCTACGTCAACTACAAGTGGAATCATTACTGTTCCCGGTGGTCGCTGGCTTTCGGCGGATGTTCAGCTCTCTGCAAGTATCGCTCTCGCTGGAACCGCTGCTCCAGAGTTGACTTACCATATTCCAGGCGGCACTTCTGGTGCTGCTCCTGCTGATGGGTCGGTCCTTGCGAGGATTACTCTCACCGGCCTTGCGCTCACCACTGTATCGGATTCCAATACAACGGAGATCTTTGTCTATGGTGGCGACAACGGCTGCACTCTGAACTTCACTGCTGGAGCTACTGGCTCCAGCTCTATCACCATCAATGGCTTCCTGATCTAAGGAGTAGCATGCCAACCCTGGGGGATCTCAAGGGACGTATCAAGCAGCTCCTTCAGGGTTACACCCGCAATCAGGAGCAAATCACGTGGCTCAGTAGTCCCATGCTTGCCACTGATACAGTCTTCAATGTTGATCTGTCTACGGCCACGGCGGTAAACCGTGGCCTAGTAGAGATTGATGATGAACTCATCCTGGTCAACACTTATAGCTCAACCACTGGGATCGTCAACGTAGCTGCAAGCACGAACGGGAGGGGAGTGGAGAACACCACTGCCGCCTCTCATGCCACGAATGCCATCGTCACCATGGACCCTGACTTTCCCATGCAGCGCATCACCGAGGCACTGAACCAGACGATCCAGGCAACATATCCAGATCTTTATCAGATGGTCACCTACGACTTCCCGAAGGTGGCTGCACGGTATGAGTATCCTATGCCCACCGCTGCCGAGGATATTCTCCGAGTAACCTTTGATACCATCGGCCCATCAAGGGTCAAGGCCCCATCGCAGGCATGGCGCTTCAATCCACAGTGTCAGATAGACACTGTGGGTGGCCTGACTACTGGCAAGTCTCTTGAAATCATGGACTTCGTTGTTCCCGGCCGTACCATCCATGTCATCTACACAGCTCCGCCTGGGACTCTAGTCAGCGACACCGATGACTACGTGTCCGTGGTTGGCTATCCTGAGCGCACCACTGACATGATGATGTATGGTGCTGTGGCTCGACTCCTTTCGGGAGTCGAGGCCGCTCGACTTCAGCAGAAGAGTGTTGAGTCTACAGAGCGTGCACCGCTTGTTCCCACTGGTGCCGCGACCAATGCAGCAAAGTATTACTGGGGACTATATCAGCAGCGTATGCAGGAAGAGATTGACCGCCTGCACCAGCTGTTTCCGTCCTATCAGACCTTCCTGGCGTAAGAGGAGTTATGGCACAGAATCGTTACTATGCCAGTACGGCACAGCCGACCATCCTGGTCAACACCATCTCTCCAACTACGACCAGCATTCAGCTTCAACAGGTCATCGGATTTCCATCCAACACTCCATTCACCATCGCTCTGGATTACAACACTTCAGGCGAAGAGCTTGCTCTGGTGACGAATGTTGCTGGCACTACGCTGACCATCACTCGCGGCTTCGATGGCACGAGTGCTTCGGGTCACAATGTTGGCGCTGGCGTTCGACATGTCTCAGCAGCGATTGACTTCAATGAGGCTGGCGCTCACATTGGCAACTCATCTAGTGTGCATGGGATCACCGGCTCGGTCGTAGGGACGACCGACACTCAGGTTCTCACCAACAAGACTCTGTCTGGTGGATCGATCACTGGAACCATCTCTGGTTCCCCGACCTGGACCAGTCTTCAGACGTTCGGGAACGGTGCAACGTTCCCAACTACCATTCCTACTTTCCCTGTCGGCCTTGAGGCTGGTAGCACCAACCAGCTCGCCATTGACAGTAGCGGGAATGTAACTAGCAGTGGAAGTACCAACTTCACCAATGGAATCTACACTGGAAATCTGAGCGTCACTGGTCGTCTCAATTCCGGCAGTAGCGCCGTATACACCGAAAGCTCAACCCCGGGAACCGCCAATACTTCATCCACTACCTATGTGGATGTCGGTACCACCGTATCTGTGACCATCGTCGTTCCCCCGTCTGGCAAGGTGTATGTCTCCGGTCGAGCCGCAGCCTTCAACGGTACTGGTGGAACCAGTGTCTGGTCTGTTGTCAATGTCGTAGGCAGTGTTTCTGGAACCCTTCGCGCCTCCGTGGACGCGAAGGGTTTGGAGGTCCGCATCACGTCCAATATGGCTGGCACCGACCTCCCTGTCCATGAGAGTTTCGTACAGACCGCTACTCCTGGCGAGACGTTGACGATCAAGTGGCAGCATAGGACTACGGGCGGTACAGCTGGCATCGACTATCGAAGCTTGTCGGCCATTCCAATGATTGGGTAAAGATGACAAGCATTCACTCTATGATCAATCGGATACCTTTCAAGGTATCCGGTAGGTCGATGGCCAGCAGCGGTCTGTATATGCAGAACGCCAACCAGTTCGACTACGCTGTCGGTGGCATTCCATTCCTGTCTTCCACGTCGGATCAGAGGCCTGATACTGAAGGCGGAATCGAGCAGCGCAAGCAGCAGTTTGAGAACTATGAGGATCCTGGAGAGTATTCTCTTCTCCAGTGGTGGCTTCGTTCTCAGACCTCATTCATTGGTGGCGCTGGCGTCATCTATCAGGACCCAGACACTCAGGGTCAGCACAGGAATCTTCGCTTCGCCAAGAGTATTGGCTGCGACCCGTTCACCAATGTTGATTACATGCTCCTCCAAAAGGAGTTCAACAACTGCACTACGCTTTCAGGTTTCACTTCCAATACTGGGCCAGCATTCATCAAGACATTCAGCGGTGTGTACTTCGGTGACTGGGCCTACGTGGCCCAGGGTAACAACTGGACTATTCAGTCTGTTGGTGTATCCGATATTCCTGGAAGCACCATCGGTGCTGGCACGTGGATCATCTCCACTGGAGCGTCAGCCACAAGCTTCCTTCAGGGTGGAATGCCAGTACTGGTCTCCACTGGACAGCAGAGTGGCTACGCCTATGTCATGCTGGTTGACCCCACCAGCTCTGCGCACTGTGGAGTCTATCGTCTGCATCAGCCGCTGACTGGAACTCCTACATCGGAGTTCATTTACAATGTCACCATTGGTACGCCGACCAGTCCAACTCCAGGTGGCTACAAGGCATACACGCTTGGCGCTTCTCGTGGCTCAATCTTCCTTGGCGTAGACAATCAGCTGTACGTTCTGAATCCCTACATTGCCACTGGCTCCAACGCTCTGCCCACGGTGAGCGCGTCTGTCCCTCAAGGGCAGACGATTGTCTCTATCACTGATGGACCGGATGCAACCTACGTGGCAGCCAACGGGGTCAATCAGGGATTCATCTACAAGACCACGGTTGACAGTACTACGGGTGCCGTCAATGGCCTTCAGTTGACTGCGGTTCTCCCCCTCGGTGAGCTTCTCAATGATGCCCAGGCCTACATCAACAGCTACATGGTGCTCTCCACTACGAGTGGTGTTCGTGTGGGCACCTTCACTCCCGGCTTCTCTGGTGCGATCTTCGCCTATGGGCCGAAGATCATTCAGGTTCCAAGGCAAGGGACAGGGTCGGGGCCGGAAGGGCTGTCAGGCTTCGGACGTATCGCCCTCTATGGCACCAGGGCATATATCACCACGCAGGGACAGGCCCAGCATGATGGATCATATGGCCTCATGGCCATCGATCTATCCACCACTGTCCAGGATGTCAACACTGGGGCGCAGTTCAATCCGTATGCAACGTGGGACTATGTTCCTGGAACTAACACACCCATCGTTGATGTGAGCGTAACAGCCAGCGGTCGCCCCATGTGCACTACTGGCTACGATGCAAACGCCAAGGTCCAGCTAGAGCACCAGAACAACTACATCAGCTCTGGCTACTTCGAGACTGGTCGCTGCCGGTTCAATACCATGGAACCGAAGCTCTTCAAGTTCCTATCGGTTCGGACGCCGACTCCACTACAGGGTAACCTTGACGTCACCCTCCTGGATGATACTGGCGGCCAGACCCCGTACATCACCTATGGTCCAACGTTGGATCCTGGCGTTGGTGACCTCTCCACTCCTTCCCCGACCGGAGCAAGGAACTGGGAAGCCTTCAGGTTCACCTTGCATCGTGGGGCTACAGACCCCACGATCGCAGCACAGCTGGATGCATGGCAGATCAAGGGAATGCCTGGCAATATCCGACAGAGGAAGATTGTTCGAAACTTCCTCTGCATGAACCAGGAGACGGACAAGGGTGGACAGATCATCAAGGGCGACACCTACGCCCTTGATAGGCTCACTGCCATTCGTCAGATGTACCAGCGTGGAGACACCATTCTTCTCCAGGATCTGGCTCAGAACATCAGCACTCAGGTGGTCATTGACGACTACCAGTTCACCATGATGGCTCCGCCTGGCCCCAACAAGGAGAACTATGGTGGATATCTGACCATCACCTTCAGGACTGTCGCTGACACTGTTCCGAATGTTGCTCTTGGAACGGCCGAGAGTGACTGATGGATCTTACCAATGTAGCGGCCCTGACGATTGGGAGTGTGGGAAGTATCGGCGCCTACTTTGGCGGCCGATACCAGGCGAGATCACAGCAGAGTCAGATAGCAACGGATACCGTGGCCCTTCTGAGTACACAGATCACTGCTCTCAAGGAGCAGTGCGATAAGATCCCTACCCTTCAGCAGGAGATCAACGTACTCAGGGATCTTGTTACCCAACGTGCCGAAGTGGAGAAGGTTATCGAGATTGTCACCAGGATTGAGGGGAAGCTTGATGCTCAAGCGTGAAGGTTCGCCAACTTGGTTTGATCGTGATATCATCTACCCGGTGGGCGAGTTCGAGCAAGAGGCTGTCAGGCACGTTCAGCGCATCATGCGCCTGGAGGAGACTGGCACAATGGATCATTCTACTCGCTCGCACATCCAAGGGCTCCAGGCCCTCTTCAATCTGAAGGTTACTGGAATCCTTGATCTGCCAACGGCACAGAAGATCGAAGAGATCAGGAACAGGTATGCTTAACAAGAAGCTTCTCATTGACATGGCCGAGCGTATCGGCTGGACTGCTGTATCCGCTGGCCTGTCCGCTCTTACCGTGTACACCACTAAGCTTCCATCGGAGTACATTCCCATTGGGACCGTTGTCCTCACGATGTTGAAGACGCTCATTGCCAGCCGTATCGGTGACAAGAGCAGCGCTGCCCTACTTCCTTCGTCTAAGGAGACAACCGCATGAGCGGCCTTGACAACACTTCGGAGACCGTGCGCACGGTCGCTACCACTACCACTCTGACCAATAACGACTATGACCTCCTGGTCATCGGCGCTACTGGCGCCGTGACCGTGAACTTGCCCGATGCTACCAAGCTTCAGCCTGGTCGGTTTTACCGCTGCTACAAGGATGCTGCGGCTCAGACCATCACCATCACGCCGTTCGGTTCTCAGACCATTGACACCGCGTCTAGCACCACTCTTGCTTCTGGTGCCATTCACGCCAAGGGTCTTCTGACTGATGGTGCGAACTGGTTCACCGTCAGTTCTTACTGATCAATGAGAACAGCCCCCGACTCCAGGAGAGTCGGGGGCTTTCTTGCGTTTAGAGACCTACATCTGCGATGAGAATATCCTCATCGTCAGCATCATTGTAGAAGTGTCCAGCGAACAAGCGGTGCCCGCCATCCCCATCAGGGATTGCGTATATGGCAACTCGATCGGCGGTAGCTGCCTCTATAAGTTCTCGAATGGCATTGGCATATTCTTCGGGAGTCATCAGAAGCGAAGCTCCGTCAGGTCATGCCACGGATTGTGCTCAATTTGCTTGTAGATATCCAGACTGAAGTCACCGCCACAACAGCGACAAGAATTATTGTCAAACATCTCGACCGTGAACCCATCAGCCTTGGCGGCATCAATGGCGGCCATGATGTAGTCGCCCCACTCCCGGGAAGTGCGCTCGCCCATCAGAGCTCAATCCAACTTTCCATGTCAGTGATCATATCAGCCCGCCACTCGCTCCCATCTGGACACGAATGCTGTCCAGCAGCGTAGTAATTCCTATCCTCTACGTCGCCGACATATCCAACATAGTGACAGTTAAACCGACAGCCGAGATCGTTCTTGTAGGTGTAGCCAACCCTAAAGAAGTCAGGAACCTTCGTCATTCGCCATAGGCTAATTGTTCCACGATTTCCGGAGGGACTCTTGCACCAGGCATCCTTGCCATCTATGGCAATAATGGTCCATACATGAGGGAGACTATCAACGTTCACCTTGTCGCCGACCTTGAAGTCAGTCATTCTTCTTGCCCCAACTCATATAGTTCTTCACGTACACGAAAGCGTACGACAGGGTTCCGACAATGAAGCCATACTGTTTCGTCTGAATGGCATACGCAAGCCAGAGAGCTTGCGTGAAGAGGCTCAGGAGCCAGCCACTGCGCCTCTTCTTGCCTGCCATCCACATGCCAGCAAGGCCAAGTGGAGCAAGAATGTAACTCCAATAGTGGATCATTTCCTATCCTTTGCTCGCGTGTAACACCACCACGAACAGTAGGGATGATAGGTCTTGGTGGCTAGCTTCTCTTCGCAGTGAGGACAGTAGCTAGGCGGCATGGACTTCACCAGTTTACCTCATTATTGCAATCGTCGTAGTTAACATTATCGACATGATCGATATACCCATGACGATCGCAGCATACGGCAAACTCGAATCCGTCAGTCTTCATCTCGTCAAAGATATTCTGTAGACGACTTGCCCACTCGGAAGCCTTCATCGTTCAACCGTCACAGTGTCGCCATGCTCGGACTTCCAGGAGTTGTTACCAGTGGCACGCCAAATGGTCGTGCCACCACCGATGAATTGGGCTACGCCAATGCGAGCAGCAGTCTCATCACTGTAGCCACCGTAGGTCTGCGTTACAGAACCATTGGCACTACGGTAGACGTACTTCCAATTATTCCGAGTCGTCTTCCACATCTTCCCACTCCTCATCATCGTCGTATCCGGGGTGACATTCGGTGCAGTTCTCGGAACATTCAGCGAAGTACATGTCATCGCCATAGGTCAACCAGTCAGGATCCTGCTGAGTGTAGCTACTCATCTACATCAATCCAATCAAGAACTGCGTAGCATACTCCATGACCACTGCGCCCATGGAAAGCCTCAAGCTTCTGGATCTTGGGAAACTTGCTTGGGTGAAGATGGCCATACATCTGAGTGCGAGCACTGCGAGCAGCACCCAAGCTGGTGTAGGGACCCTCACGATCGCCAATTCGATAGAAGGCAGTCCCACCAGCACTGTACCTACCCAATCTTCCCACCCCGATTCCTGGGCAGCCAGCCCCCAAGAGGGGCTGGCTGAATGTAGTTCTGCTGATTAATGTAGTCGAGGAGATGATCACGATCCTCCTCAAGCTTGATGATGCGAGCTTCGAGAGCTTCGACCTTACTCACCAGAGCATTCATATCGAAGAGATCAGACCAGGTTGCAGGCTCTGGTCCCCAATCCCATTCGATACTCACGGCTGATGTCCGCAGTGCTTGCAGACAGTCATCTTCAGGTGACGTCCATCAACCATGGACTCCATGGTCGTCCACTCGTGAAGCTTGTTGGGTGAAACCTTGCAAGGCTTGTTCTTCACGCCACCCTTGAACATCCAGCCCATGTCACTTTCCATTTCCTACGATGAGCACTAGGCATATGAGTCCTAGCGCGATGATCAGTAATAAGAAGAACGTTGATGCGCAGCCCCCCGCAGGGGGCTGCTTTCTGTGATCAGATGGCATAGTACTTCAAATCGTAGTCGTCAATCTCATCCACGTAGTAGACGAGAAGCTTGTAACCGTCGGGCAGTTCATCTTCATCTACTGCCCAGAAGGTTTCGCCATGAAGCTCTTCGGTTCGATTGAAGCTCATGGTTTCGAGATGATTGATGGCTTCATCGAAACCGTCAAAGCGGTGGCCGAGAAGATTTACATCAAAGGCACTGTCGGTGTCACGCTGGAATTCAAGGAAGATACCGTACTGGGTCAATTAAAAAAGCCCTCTCACGAACTCGGGACCGCGCTCCAGATAGAGCGCGTTCACATCATATCCTTCAGGCAATTGAACGTGGATGGCAGACCTTCCAAGTTCCTTCTGAAGCTTATTGATCATAGAGTCTCCACCCACGTCCGGATCAGACCAGACGAAGACTCGTTGGAAATCCTGAAGGACATTCTTCCACCACGGTCGCCAGTTCGTGGCGCCCGGAAAGCCCAGAGCGGGGAGAGAGCACAGCTCCGAGAGCGTGATGGTGTCGATCTCACCCTCGGCAATGTGAATGTCCAGCGTATCCTTGAAGACGTCGAGTACTCCATACAGCTCTGGCGGCGAGCCACCAGGCTTCCAGTACTTGGAGTGCTTGTCGATCTCCTTGCAGTTGTGATCCTGAATGCAACGGAACGTGAAGCCTATCACGCCAGCAGGAGTCTGGTAGGGAATGGAGAGTCGTCCCTTGGCATTCTTGTGACCCTTGATGGGTTCAGTCACGAAGCCAAGTCCTCTTGAACTCGCCGTAGCTAGATCGATTCCTCGACTCTTGAGATAGGGAATGGCGCGTTCCAGATTGCTGCTGTACATCTCTTGCGCCAAGACCAGTGATTGCCTCTGCTCTTCGGACAGCATCCCAGTAACCAACTCCCTCTCTCTGCATGATCAGCTGTGCGGCATTACCTTTCATGCCGCACGAGTGACACTTGAAGTACTGCTCTTCATTACTGGTGGTGACAGTCGCTGACGGCGACCTGTCACCATGGAACGGACACTTGACTGGGTGATGGTTCCATCCATCCTCGATGGGGTCCGATCCGTAATGTTCAAGGATCGGACCCACCGGGAACCTGGGAAGGTCAACCATTCTTTCCGTACAGCTCAGTTTCTAGATGCTTGATGCGCTCGACCATCCATACCCAATCGTTGAGCATCATGAAGACTGGCCACTGCATAACAGTGGTCTCACCCATTCCATCAGGTCGCATGATGACCACGGGAAGTGGCGGATACTCTTCATCAGGATGTTCGGCGCTGTACTTCTCGGCAGCATCATCGGCCTGCTTAACCCAAGCCTTGGGATTGAAGGCCCGCCTGGCCTTCACCTCAATCGAGTAGCCAGGTGTGTTGATAATGTCAGATCCAGGGAGCGACGCCGGACGTCGCTCCGCAGAGGGGAACGGACCAGGATTCGAGAGGAAATCAGCAACGATCTGCTCAGTCTTCCTTCCCCGACTCACCCTTGAGTTCGCCAAGTCGCTTCGCCTCCTTTCGAATGATCTCAAGCAGCTTGTTAGTGTAGTACCAGTCGCTGATAGCGTCATGCGCAAGGCAAAGAATTTCCTCCTTGGTTAGGTTGAGATTGTAATCATGAATCCTATTGCGACTCGGAGTCCTAGTGAGCTTCATCAGATACTCCCGAAGGCGAGATTGATAACACGCCAGACTTCACCATCAATCTCGCCTTCAAGATCGTTACCATAGATCGCTCCACGCAGATTGATGAGCTCACCCCTCGTGAGGGTGAGTGTTACTGTAGGCTCGATGGGAGGATTGATCTTGTACTCAGCCATTGCTCCACTCCTTCTTCAGATCATCGTAGATTCGAATGAGATCACAGGCGAGACAGTGATAATGTCCAGCCTTCATGGTTCCGCAGCCAGTAGTGTGCGGACTGAAAATGTGACCGTCATCACCCTTGGGACACTCGTGAGGATTACTCATTGAGAAACTTCTCTTCGGTAGCCTCTAGTGCACCCTGAAAGACTCGATCAATGAAGTATTCAAGAACTTCCTCTTCATCGGCAGTCACGTCAATGGCAACCTTGGTCAAGGGCCTGCCGAAGAATGAGATGTGAATCCAGGAGCATACGATCGGACCACTCCAAGTGTCCCGATTATTTTCCCGATAATATGTGAATGGCTCAATGTCAATCTTCACGTCCAGTCCACCGCTCCATAGTCATTCATGATAGAGAAAAGTTCGCTCGTCAGACTGACTGCATCATCTCGATCGCCGATGTAATCATCAATCATTTCGATGAACTTCTGTTGCATCTCGTTGTACTCATCAGCGTGATGACTCAGACCCATCAGTCACCATCCACGATATCAACGCTGCAACTCATGTTGTCATCACCAATGGTGATGACATAGTCAACGCCAGAATGACCAGCGGCAGAATCAATCGCACGCCTAAACCACTCAAGGTCGGCGGTATTGAACTGAGAATCCCCGTGATCACGAACCAGGCTCACCAGTATGCGCTTCACTCTTCACCTCCCACATGTAGCCACATTCACATTCATGCATTCCATTAGGATGCTCACCCTCGGCGCACCAACATACACACATGATGGTCTCGGATGCCTCTTCGTAGCACCATTTACTCATCAGTCTTCACCTCATCCTCAAAGAGATTGACCTTCTGAATCTGCGGCTCCTGCTGAGCCGCATCTTCCATGCGAGACTGCGAGGGAAACGCCTCAAGCTTGAAGGTGGTCTTGCCTGACACATCGCTCTTGCCGTTGCGATTCTTCACTACAGCATAGTGGCCTTGGTGTGTGGTGATGATCAGCTCAGGAAGCTGATTGGCCTTCCCGAGAATGGCACTCATCGGCTGGCAGGGTTCACCCTTGACCGACTCAGTTGTGTGGTGGATGCCAACCATTGCCGTGTTCCAGTCGGCAGCAATGGCCTTCAACTCAGGCATGAGTCGCCAATAGTTCTGCTCAGCGACACCCTCATGGTCAACGTTCATGAGTACATCCACCACAGTGAGCCAAGGATATTCGCCATACACAGTGCGAAAAGCCTCACCTGACATGGCGATATCTTCAATGCTTGGCTTCGAGTTGAAGTCAAAGCGAACGTTACCCCACCTACCCAGGACCCTGGCTGCCGCGCCAGGGTCCCTCTCAATCTGCCCCTTGGCTATACGCATGTCTTGCTGAGTGAGCATGGCATAGGCACGGGTAATGATCGTATAAGCAGTTGAGTCATTACTGATATACAGAGTGGGAACCTTGATCTTGCGAACGAAGTTCATCATGCTGATGGTCTTCATGGAGCCGGGACCGCCAGCCAGAAGGCTGACGGCACCACGATAGAAGAGCGCCTCTCGATCCTCGAACACCTTGAACGGGGCAGGGAGGGGCTTCAAGGACTCCATGCCATCCATGACAGCTCTACCGAGACTACGGATAGTAAAGTCCCTTCTCCTCAGCCCAGTCAGCAACAGCCTCTACAAGGTTGTGAAGCCAGTTGGAGTTGTAGTTCTGGGCAATATCACTGATGTCTTCGTCATCAAAGCTCACCAAGATATTGCCATTATCATCAACGAGTCGCAAGCTCACAGCGATTACCCTTCTTGTGGTTACATGGACTGCACATCAGTTGCAGATTGAAGTAGTTGTTCTTGCCACCCAGCGACTTGGGTGTGATGTGGTCCACGGTCATGCCCTCAAAGTCAAACCATTGACCACAGCCAGCACAGAAATGCTGGCCCATCTGATAGTACAGTGCGTACTTGTGTCGTCGGTTACTCATCCCTCCTCCGATCAAAGGGACAGCCCCGAGGGGCTGTCCCACTATGAATCACTCAGGCTTGCGAATGGCAGCCTGGAACTTATGCGGACGAGAACCCTGCTTGGGCTGAGGGCCAAGGCCGGTCCAGGCCATGACGAACTCATGGCCGATCACGAGATCCGACAAATCAGCAGCGACAAGCGCATCGCTCAGCGCCTCGAAATGTCCACTCTTGTTCAGGTAGACGGAAACCTTCTTGCCATCGGGCTGCTGAAGGTTGACCTTGACCGTGGTAGTCGTAGTCTTCTTCCCCTCTTCAATGAACTGGGGAGGCTTCGGCATCTCATAGGGCTCAGTGAACTCAAGGATAATACCCTGAACCTTGGAGCCGATGTCCTCAAACTTGAAGGCTTCA